GGTGGCGCCGCACATATCGAACGTCACGGTGTCCATCAGCTCGCCGCCCTTCGCAGGTAGGTCGAACGGCCGCGGAGTGAGGAGCGCCGTCAGCATCCAGGACAGCGCCGCGCCTCCCGCGACGGTGCCGGAGGACGCCGTGCCGGAGACGATCAGCGTGCCAACGGTGGGGGTGATGTACTTGGTCAGGTAGTTGGTCCCCATGCCGTCGTCGCGCGGCACCGTGATCGAGGCTTCCCCGCTCCACTCGCCGAGGCAGTAGCCGAAGCGGGCGCGAGAGCCCGGGCCGAGCTTGTCGGGGATGTTGTTCCGCGACGTGATCGACCAAGCATTCGGGTAGATCGTCTCCGCGTTCCATGTGATGTTCGTGTCCGCGAAGGTGAACAGCGGCTGACTCGTCGACGTGAACGATCCCGTGCCCGCCGTGGCGTGATGCGTGCCGGACAAGAACTTCAGCGTAGGGGCTATCGAGATGAACCCGCCGTGCTGCCCGGAGAACGTGAGTTCGTCGATGACGCCGCCGGCGTAGCGCTCCGCCCGGCCACTGATGCCAGTGCGCTTCGTGACGGTGATGCCGAAGAACTCCGTATGCGCGCGCTGCACCGTCGCGGGAGTGAACGTCACCGTCGATCCCGTGATGGCGCTCCCGAGGAAGTGGTTCTTGGCGATGTTCAGGAGCCACAGCGAGGACCCGTCCATCCAGATCGGCATGGGCGGCAGCGCCCCACCGGGGAGCTGATGCGTGTTCCTTACGCTCTGCGGCTGCACCGCGCGGTAGCCGCTGACCGGCCGCGTCTCCGAACGGTTGTAGCCGAAGGTCAGCGAGTCGGCTCCGTCGCCCTCCCACAGGTACGTTGCTGCTACCGCCGTGCCGATGTTCGCCTCGACGCCGAACGCCAGCCAGCTTTCCCATCCCATGCGGATCGTGCTCATCTCATCCCCCTATTGCTGGCGGTGTATTCTGACATCGCCGCGGACTACGTAGGCTGTATCGGCCTCTCCGGCCGTCTCGTATGTGAGTTCTCCGATGTCTTCGGACGTAATCGCCCGGCGCGTGGCAAAGCCGCCGAGCGTGTTGTGCTGGAGCGCGGACACGATCGAGGCGCCAAGTGTGCCGATCTTCTGAGCCATTTCCTGCGCCGTGCGGTTCTGGGCCGCCGTCCAGCCGTGGAATCGGACTGTGTAGATGACCAACTCCGACGCGCTATTTTCATCTATGTGCTGCTCCGCCCCGAGTTCGAGGTTGATCCAGCACGTCGCCGGGCGGTTCGCGTGCCTGTCGTCACCATGCCCCGGCGGCACCACCCGGACCTGTGGCGCCGAGGGGGAGGTGATCGAACCCAGGGCCGAACCCATTGCAACAGCAGCCTCGTAAATGCTCACATCGCCCTCACTGTCGGCTTGCGGATGCGGCTGATCGGAACGCCATTCGCGAAATGCTCCCAGGCCTTGTTGATCTCGATCATCGCGATCCGCTCACGGAATGTGCCGAAGCCGGCGATCGCGTTCTTCCAGATTGTCTCCGCCCGTGTGGCGATATTCTTGTTCCGCTCACCACGTGGGCCAACCGTCACCTGTGAAGAATCGACGGAGAGAATCTGATATGAGCCCCGCAGCTCCGCCGTGTCCGTCAAACGGACTTTGTCGGCCGTGACTTCCGCTCCTGACGGACGAATCTTGTATGCCACCGAGAAGCGATCGCCGAACTTCGTCTCTGCCGCGCTGGAGGTCCAGCGGTCGCCGTTGCCGTCCTTACCGGCGAGGAAGCTGACCTTTATCAGGTCGCGGATCGTTTCGCCCATGACACGGGAGAGCCAGGTCTTCCGGTGTGCCGGCGCGATGGATTCCTTCATCCGCTGGCACTCTCGGGCGTAGTCGGCCATGCTGTTGAAGTGTCGGGTACTCACGTCAACGGCCCTTCCGCGTCCAGCTGCGCAAGCCCCGCCCCTTGTAGTTCCGGGCCCGGGAAGGCGTCGCGGCGATGGTCCAGCGCTTGCCCGTCGCGGCTGCCGTGCCGAACGCCGACGGATCGGCCGTGATCATCACGCCATGCGCCAACGTCTGCCACTCCAGTGGGGTGAACTCCTGCGTCGATTCCTCCCACGCGCTCCCGCCCGCGTACTGCCAGCGGAACGTCTGCGTGTAGACATCGGTCCCCGTGCCGTCCAGTTCGATGATGAACGTGCGGGGGAGCGTGTCATCCAGGTAGTAGTCGCCGACTACCTCCGAGTTTGACCTGATCCCGTTCATGGGCGGGGCTGTGATCGTGCCGTTGATCGCGGGCACAGCCGGGCCGATGCCGCGCTCGTAGACCGATACCTGCGAGCCCATAACGTGCGCGCCGGAACGCAGGCCCTCGAAGATCGACAGCGCCGAACCCTGGTGGACGTCCCACCATGCCGGCACGCCGACCTCGTACTGGCTCCGATACAGTGCCTCTGCGGACAGCCACACGGCGAGGTGCGCGGTCGCCCGGCGGATGTAGTAGTCGTACACCGTGCCGCCCGTGGTGAGCGGCTGAGGCGGCGACAGGGCGAAGTCGCCGAGGTAGGCATCCGTCATCGCTGTAGCTTCCGCGATGATCGCCGTGGCGTCCGTCCCGGCCATCGAACTCCATCCGGCGCAGAGGAGCGAACAGTCGCCCGTGCCGCAGTAGTACGTCGCCATACCCGCCCCTCCCCTAGACGCAGGAAGGCGCAGCCGCGAGGCCGCGCCCTCCGTCTATGTGCCCTGCGTCAGGTCGAGTATTCGGCCAGGAGGCCACCGCCCCACTTGCGCTCGAACGCGGCCTGATCGGCGAGGAACTGCCGCTCGCGGGCTGCCGGGTCCATCGCATTGACCGACGCCGAATGCTCATGTCTGACTACTCCCTGTTCTCCGAGATGTACTACGCGCCAGCCATGCAGGCGGGCACGGAGACAATAATCGGAGTCAGAGAACCAGATGCGCATGTTCGGGTCGGGCATGCCGATGTCCCGCACGGCTTCGAGGTTGAACGTTGTAGCGCAGAATGGCATCCAACGCACGTCCTCCACGGGTGCAGCCTGGCATCCGCGCTGGCCTACTTTGTGGACCCCCGCGGGATAGGCCGGGCCGGTGCCGCCGCAGATGACTACCTGCGGGTTGTACGCATCCACCTGCATGGGGTTGACGAGCCCGACATGTGGCTCCTGGGTGGCGTAGTCGATCATCGCCTGCATGCAGCCCGGCTCCATCGTCAGGTCATCGTTGAGGAGTGTGGCCGTCTGGCAGAGCATCGTCTGCGCCTGCCGCAGGAATATCCGCAGGGCCTCCGTGAAGCCGCCTCCGGTCTGCTCGTGGATATGCACCACATAGTCGCAGGCGGGCGGCGGTGTCAGCGGTTCAACCCCGTTGTTGACCAGCCAGATGGCGGAGTCGACAGGCTTGTCGACGGCGAGTGATGCCGCGCACTTGTTGACGCGCTCCTGCGAGTTGAAACCGAGGATGCCGATGAGGTGCTTCACGATTCCACCTCTTTCATTGCTTTCGCCACATGCGGCCATAGGTCCAGCGACGCGATGCAGTATGCCAGCCGCTGCCGGGCGCCCTCGTAGGCCTGGACGGCGGCGTTGTGTTCGGACTGGAGCCCATGCGGCGTCGTCTTGAAGTGCTCGTGCGGCGGCAGCCCGCCGGTGTTCAGCATCTCTGGAACCAGCCCCATCGCGGCCTGCTGCTGTGGTGGCAGCAGCCGCAGGAGTTCCCTCGAGCGATCGTCCAGCCCATCGACAGCCTCGTGGGCGATCCGCGGGCAGTCGCGGCCGATGACCTGACACTTGCAGACATCGCGCCCGCGGCTGTCGGGCACCTGGAGGTCGATGGTGATCTCGTGGGTGTAGTCCCTCGAGCGGGTCCATGCCGGAACCGTAGAGTAGAACGTCAGGTGCCGCGTGCCGACCGCCTCCGCGATATGCGAGATGGCGGTATCGGCTGACACGACGAGTTGCGCCTCCGCGACCAGCGCGGCGCTCATCCGCATCGGCGTCGAATCCGCGACGGTAGGCAGCGGGAAAACCTTGCCACGCGACTCCCAGTTCTGCCCGTTCCAGACGACGACTGAGCCCTTCGTAGACTTCATCATCTCGTTGTAGAGCTCCGCCGTCCGGTAGTAGCTCCGGGCGGGTGAGCTCGCCCCGCACTGGACGAGGTACAGCGGGCGCGGGAGATTCGCGATCACCTTGCGGACGGCCGCCTGCTCCTGTGCGGTGACGACGTATCGTGGGCGCCGGAACTCCGCCGGAACCGTGGTCGGGTCAATATGCGCCCACGAGAATGCGAGGTCGTAGACGTTGACGTAATCGCTGTTCTGCGTCGCGCATATCCACGGGTGCAGGCTGTTCCCCTCGATATGCCCGTAGTAGTTCGTCACGGCATGCGGGCCGTACTCCGGGCCGGGGCCGGGGTAGTGGGGATACACAGCCTCCACCGGCTGCCATGCCCCGCGCCACTCGATCAGATCCGCCGGGCGGCCGTCGGGCATACCCGGAGACGGCGCGATCATCTGATCGCGGAGGAGCCGATAGGTCTTGGCGACGAATGGGAGGTGCTGCACGAGGGGATATCCCGCCTCGTTGGCCGCGATATGGACCTGCCAGCCACGGCGGTTGAGTTCGGCCGCGACGGGCGTCAGGAACAGTGCATCCCCCTGACCGCCGAAGCGCACAAGCAGCCAGCGGCGGGGGACGGGCTTCGGGGCGGCGGCCTTCGCGTGCTTGCTCATCCGATCTCCCCGCCCGGTTCGACATGGGCCTCGTCGGCTTCGCGCATGTGGCGCTTCCCGGACAGTATCTCAAGCAGGGACTGCAGCTCCACGGCGCGGCATATCGCAAGGTGCAGGACGGCCAATTCCGCTACCGGCACATACTGGCGATAGGCCGACATTTGAACCCGATCGTAGGTTACCCGGAGCGTCTCGATGTTCGAGGCAGGCTGGTTCTCGATGAAGGCTTCGCACGTCGCACAGAGAAGCGAATGTAGGGCATCGAGAAATGCCACGCCATCCTGAACGCCGACAGTGGCGGTGAACCATTGCCCCTCGGCATTCTTACCGATATGGAATATGGCGCCTTCGGGCATTGTATCGGTTTGCATCATTCCCGCACCTCTGTCACCACCGTATTCCACGGTTGCGCCTGCGCCTTCCACCGACGCACCAGCCATGCGACGGCCAGCGCGGCGGGGATGCCGAGGGCGAGCCAGTATCGGGCCTTCATTCCTCAACCTCCTTGCCGTTCGCCCGCAGGAGTTCCCGCGTGCGCGCGATGAACTGTTCCTGCATCTGGAGCTGTGCCGGCGACGAGAACCCGTTTCGGGCGCGGTTGCAGCGCACGATCTCCGCGAAGCTCCGGCGGTGCTCGATCTGCGCAACCTGCGGGTCGATCATCCCGACCTGCGACGCATGCGCGGCAATCTCCGGGTAGGAATGTATCCCGCCCTTGAACTTGATAGGCAGCGGACGCGGGCGCATGAGGTCGAGCTGCCAGTCAGGCCCGAGGAGCTGCGAGATATCCACGCCCTCGCAGAAGTTCCGCCGGCTGATCCAGCACAGACGCAGCCCGTCGTTCTCGGTCAGCACGCCCGATAGCGCATGCAGGGCCTCAGCGGACATGAACTCGTCGATGCCCCCGGTTCGGATATGCCACGTCTCCGGATTGGCGTATCGCGGAGTTTCCCACAGCACGGCCTCGAGGAGCCCGGATATCTGCACGTTGATTGGGCGCACGTCGAACTCTGCCGCGATGGCTTCTGAGTCATCGTGACAGTCGTGCAGAATCAGGATGATTTCCTCGGTGAGCGGCTTCCAGTGCTGGAGCCAGACGCGGAGCCGGGAACTGCCGTCGGGCTGCGTGCCCTCGTTGTGGGCGCAGACGCCGACGGAGAAGCGTATGGATGTACCCATGACCCTCCCTCGTTGATTCCTCCCTCACCGATACTATGCACTGTCAAGGAATTGACGGCAAGGGCTTGAAAGCAGAACGCCCCGGCCGAAACCGGGGCGCCCTGCGGAGGGAGGGAGGTAGGGGCTAGGCTATTCGCACTTGGCGTGGACCAGCGCGACGCGGGCGCAGGTGCCTGCGTTCGGGACCAGCCCGATGGCGAAATGGCCGTTCCAGCCGAGGTACTTCACGCGGCCGGGGAAGTCGCGGCTGTCGGACCATATCGCGTAGGTACTCGGATCGGCGCCGACCGTGGTGTTGCCGATGATGCCAGGGCCGAAGAAAACGCCCGTGCCGGCCGTGGTCGAGTAGGTGAGCTTGTGGACCCCGGTCTCCTCGACGAACAGGACGCCGTTGTAGACGCCGAGGTATCCGGTGCGGTACAGGTCCGGGTTCTGGAGGGCGGCGACATTCTGGAACTCGGTCTGTGAGGTGATCGCGCCGAACATCCCGCTGGGCCCCATGCAGACGTACTCGTAGGGACGACCCTGGAACCGCGGAATGTTGTTGCGCCGGAACTCCGCGACCATGTTCCTGACGTGGTACGGCATGAGGTAGTTGGTCCCCGCCGTGCAGCCGGAGATGGTCCCGTAGTGGAGGGTGGCATCGGCGCGGGCGTCGAACGCATACTGCGCCCCGATGGCCGCGGCTCCGATGCGGTCCTCCCACGTCTGGATGGAGTTGGTCAGCACGGCCTCTACCGCGCTGGACTCCAGGCCGGCGCCGATCTTGTACTCGGCGTCCTTGGTCAGTATCATCTTCTGGCCGTACTCGTAGACGGTCAGGCTCGTCTCGTAGGCATCGACCGTGCCGTTGCCGGTGAAGTCGGTGCCGTTGAGATTGGTTGTCAGGACGTTCATGTTGCCGAGGTAGTGGCACTTGATCGAGTCGCCGCGACCGGCGGCCATGAGGTCGGCGCCGTTGATGTCACCGACGACGAACTGGCTCCAGCATGCCTCTGTAGCGAGCAGCTTGCCGAACTTCGGCACCCAGTACTCCGGCACAAGATAGGTGCCATTGCCGGCGACGATGTCGCCTATTCCTGCGGGCGCGAAATCACCCATTGCTCTACTTCCTTCCCGCGCTGGTGAAAGCGCGGATCTTGTCCTGAATGGACATTCCCATGATTTCCTTGACGGCTGCGGTGGTGTTCGGCGAGCGCGGGGCGCCGGTCATGGTCAGACCAGGCCCCTGGGTAGCGCCGAGCTTCGCCCGCAGGGTTTCGTACTCCGCCTCCACCGGCTTCAGGAGTTCGGCCAGTTCGGCCTCGTCGGCGAATGTCTGCCCCGCCACTGCGGAGGAGAGCAACCGACGGAGGACGGCAGACTCTTCGGGGGTCTTCCCGGAGAGCTTGCTGGAGAAAACCCGCTCGGTCAGGATCTCCCTGTCCTTCGCGGCAATGAGGGCGTCACGCTCGCTCATCTGCTTCTCCATCTCGGCGACCTTCGCAGCCAGCTTCTGCGTCTCGGTCATCTCGGATTCCTTGCGCTTGGCTTCGGCGGCCTCGAGGGCCGTCAGCTTCTCTGCCAGTTCCTTGGCGGTCCGGGCCTCGCCCTTGTACTGCGTGAGGTCGGTCTTGTACTTGGCCAGCGCCGCCTTCGCCTCGCCGAGAGAAGAAAACCCGAACTCCTGCATGAACTGCTCCGGGGTCAGCTCTGCCGCCGGCTCGCCCTGTCCCTGCTCGCCTATGCCCTCCAGCATGATTACCTCCCGCCGCCACTGCGGCATCGAAATGCTGACGCGGTATCCCCGCGTCGGGATTATACGGCGTCAAGATATTGACGCCCGCGCATGTTCGGGCTACTCCTGATCGAGCAGCCATTCGAGGAACTGTTCCGGCGAAGGCCGCGCAATTCCCGTTGCCGCGATGTATGCCGACAGGCGGCTCTCCATCTGCGAGGTGGTCAAATCGGCGAGCTCGTCCAGCCCCTCGGCCCGCGCCATGTCGGCCACCGTCTCGAATACGCCCGTCACCTCTGCCGCCGAGAGGCCCTGGAGGGTGATATCGGCCAGCCATGAAGGGGCCGCGAAGCCCTCGCCAAGCTCGCCCGCGGCGGACCGTTCGACGATATCCCCCCGCAGGAACTGGCTCACCAGTTCGGCTGATTCGCGGTCGTAGAAGTAAAGGAGCTGCATGCCATCATCCGGCCAGCGGGGTGGGGTGGGGCTCGTCTGTCCGTCACAGAAGTCCTTCGCGAATCCATCCCGGTAGGCTTCGGCCATGTCCTCGATCTCGCCGTACTTCTCGACGTTGGCGGCGGTGGTGTCATTCGTCACCGTCTGCGCCCACACACCCCACAGCTCACCGCCAGCCATACCCTACCTCCCGCCCGGGGCGTGCTTCATCCGCCACTCGACGGCGGCGGCGGCCATCATGTGCGGCCGGCCGACGGTGAAGCGGCGCAGGTGTTCGCTCCAACTCAGATCCGCGTTGCCATAGCGGAAGCCCACGACGTGCCCATCAGGGGCTGTCATGTTCTGGCGGAACTGAGCCGTCGTCCAGCCCTGCACGCAGGCGGCATGCACCATGCGTTCGACGTGGCGGCGGTGGCGGATTGCATGGTCCTGCCATGCGCTGATTTCGGCCCGCTGATACCCGGCAATCTGGTCGGCCTCTTCCCGGCGCAAGTCGATCCGCTTGGGCGTCGGAAGCAGCATCATCTCCCGGTTGAGCCGCCACAGCGCATGCCCGGCAGTCCAAAACTCGGTGAAATGCTGGAGCGTCCAGTCGGTGATGGGCTTCAACAGGTAACGAGAGCAACCCTCTTCGACAATCCGCCCGGCGCGGGGGATCGCTTCCGGCCCGCCCTTCTCCGTCCAGTGTCCGCGCTCGATGATCAACAGCGCCTCGATCGCTGGGAGGGCCTGCGTGCGGAACCAGGTATCGTAGTTCTCCGCGGCGGGCATGAGTTCGGCCCGCTCCTCGACGCCGATGCGGGCGTACTGCCGCATCATCAGGTCGACGAGCTTACGCAGGCGTGGGGTTGCCACTACCGGCATTGGCCAGCTCCTGTCTCTGCTGTGCTATCCGCAGGTCGGCGGAGGCGTCTACTTCCGCCGCCTTGCCCGCGCCGACCCGCTCCAGCTCCTCGCGCACGTCATCGTCGGACCAGTCGGGATGCGTCTCCCGGATGGCCGTCTCCACGCTCTCGAACCCGGCCCCGATACGGGTGCTGTGGGCCTGCGCGGCAATCGCTGCATCCTCGGCAACGCGCACGGGCTCGAAGGTGACAGACGCCTCGGCCGTCGCCTCGTCGATGCGGATCGGGTCCGGCTGGTCGAAGCCGAGGCCGTAGTTTGTCGTCAGCCCCGTGAATGGGGCCTTCCCCATGTACGCAAGCACCGCGATCATGGTCCGCATGAGTTCGATCTCCTGTATGCTGCACAGCTTCTCACGCTCGGCGATCATGTCCAGATACGGCCGCAGGGCAATCTCGTAAGCCCTGCCGCTGGACAGTTCGCCGATATGGGTCAGGTCGCCCGTGGCGATGGACGGGATGCGTGCTGTCTCGTGGATCAGAGCGAGGAGATGTTCAAAGTGCGTCTTGAAGCCTTCGAGGTTCTGGCTCCATTCCAGCATCTTCACGTCAGCCGGGGAGCCGTTTGGGAGCGCACCCAGCGCCCATATGGCCTTGTGCGAGTAGTCTGGCTGTTCCTCGATGTCCGCCGTCGTGGCGATGATCGGGTACAGGTTCCATAGGAGTAGCAGCCGCGCGTCAGTCGTAGACTCGTTGACGGCCTGGAGCATGGGCAGGAGATGTTCGAGATCAGGCACGCCACGGGCGGCCGTCATGTCCATCTCGTTCCGCCAGAACACCCCGTCCAGGAAGTCGCCGAAGGGATTGAACGCATCCGTCTCGGTATCAGCCTCCCACGGCACGCGGCGCCCGTCGATGAAGCGGGCGCGGATGCCCGGCTGCTGGATCGCGCCCGTGAGGGGATTGCGGACATGCCGGGTGATGATTTCCATGCGCGCCTCTGCCGCGCCTGTACCCTTGATCACGCGGGCGATCTGCGATGCTACAGGATCGGCAACGTAGTCGTAGATCAGGCCGATGATTGTCTGCGGATCGTCGGGATCGTAGATCGGGACAACATGCCGGCCGTCCCACACGGACACCTTCACGCCATCGCGCCAATCCGGGGCAAGACGCAGCACGGTATCACCGACGACGGAAGCAAGGCGGCAGTTCTGCGGCATGGTCAGCGTGAGCTTGGCCCATATCGGGGCGAGGGCCTTGTCGTAGGCCTCGTTGCCCGTGGTGCGCTCGACCTCTCTGTTGTACAGGCCCGTTGCGATGGCGTCCACGAGGAGTTGCGCCAATGGGATCGAGGTCCAGTTATCGCGCCGATCCCGCCAGGTATCCTCGGACATCGACTGCGGATGCACGGGCTCTAGCTCGTTCCGATAGTAGTCCATGCGCTTGTTCATTGCGGCGAGGTCGCGCTTGTCGCATTCGGCGAGGATGTCCTCCAGCTGCCGGGCGGAGATTTCGGGAACAAGGCTCTCGTAGATGCCGCTCATGTCTGCCAGCTCCTTCCCGGCTTGCGGGCGTATCTGTAGGTGCAGTAATAGCGTAGGGCGTCCATTGGGTGATCGTTGATGTTATCCTTCTCGGGCTCCTCCGACACGGGGCCGTCGCCCTCCGCGTAATGATAGTTTTCACAGGCTGATACAGTGGCAGGGGCTTGCGGCCCGCAGAATCGGAGGCTTATTGCGTTATCTGTGTTTAGCATTCGGCTGCGGACGCAGTTTATGCCTTCAACTATGCCTTGCGCGTGTGCCTTGAAGTGCATCCCCCTGGCTTTCATCCAGCCCATGAAGCTCGTGCCCGTCTCCTGCGAGCGCGCCTTGCCCGCTACGTCGCACACTAGGTACTCGTAGCCCTGCGGCGGGCGGCGCTCGTTCAACAGCCGGAGCACGTCGTCGAAGAGCAATCCTGACTGCACCACCTCGCCGATCACGATATCCTCGGACGTGACCGGATTGTGCGCGATCCAGAGGATAGCGGTAGGGTTGGCGAGGCCGGGGTCAACGGCCGCGCTGATCGTCCAGCCGGAGAGATCGGGTAGATCGTCGATGACATGCCGCGCCCGGTCGAATGTGCTGTAGACCTGCCCGGCGAAGCTGACGAACTGCGCCTCGTACTCCTGCCGCCACACGGTGGGATCGGTGGTGCGGCGGGCCTCCACGAAGAACTCCACGGGCAGGTGTGGGTTATCCATGCTCGGCGCCTGCACGCTGAAATATCGCTCGTCGCCCCCCGGCTGGCCGAACTCGAACAGCTTGTAAATCCAGTTATGCCCCTTCGGCGTCGTCGGGAAGATCGCGTCGCCGTCACGGTCAGCGAGGCCCGGCATGGTGTACTGCGACCATATCCGCTCCGGGAGTTGCGCCGCCTCTTCCATGATCACGAGGTCAAGGCCGTCGCTGCGTGGGCCTCCTCCGAGCAGGCTCTTGGGCCTATCCGCGGACTTCAACTCCAGCACTCCGCCCCACTTCGTCGTCACTGTCGGCATTCCCCACGGGCTCGTGCCGATTCGGGCAGATCCACCGAATACTCGCCCGATGATCGGCTCGAGCTTGAACCATGGCCGCGTCGCCAGATCATAGGATGGCGCGATGATCCAGATCCGCACGTCGGTCTCACACAGGGCATAGCTGGCGATGAATGCCGATATGTCACTCTTGCCCCATCTGCGGCCACAGATGGGTAGGATGCGCTTGACCCCACGTGCGTAGGCCGCGATGCAGTCGTGCTGCTTGCTGTGGGGTTCATATCCGATGCACCTCGCCCATTTTGCCAGGCTTTCAGGTGTCCGACGTATCATCGGCCGCCTCGTCATCGCGCGCGAAGAACCGATCCAGCGGGCTCCGCATGGTCACAGAGGAATCAATTACCTGCCGCTCGGAGAACTCCGTGGGGAACAGACGCGCGAGGAGCCATTCCGAATGACGAGCATCCTGCCGAGCGTGCTTGACGATGTTCTCCATGTGGAAAGCCTTGAACTTCGCGCGCGCGCGGGAGAGGTCGGCCAGAAAAGCCGCATCCTCGTGCTTCCATTCCTTGAAGGCCGAATAGCTGATTCCGGCATAATCCGCTGCCGACGTGTCGCACATTCCATACTGCTCGATCGCGGCCAGGATGTTGGCCCTGTTCTCTTCGGTGCGGATCGTCGGTCGGCGCTTGAGCTTCGGCCCCGGCGTTGAAACCGGGGCTTCGGCCTGCTTTCTCGTGCTCGCCTTCGCTGCCATTCTACTCTCCGGTTAGGGCTCCTGCGGCTCATCGGGCGGCGGATCCTGTGGCTTGGGCGTCCCCTGCCCGGGATCGGGAATCTTCTTCTCCGGGTCTACGGGCTCTTCGGGATCGGACATGGTCAGTCTCCCCTCTGTGACTGTGCGGCATCTCGCAGGAACTCGTTGATGCTCTGCACGGACTCGTTCATCTGGGTGAGCTGGGTCAGGATGCCCTCCTGCGTAGCGGCCATGCTGGCGTAGCACTGCTCGAGGGTGCGTATCCGGGTTTCGTGGTCGTCGATCTGGACGTGATCGACAATCTGCCGGTCCTGGGTGATGCGGGCGTCTAGTTTCAGCGTGCCCCATGCGACACCTGCACCGAACAGGAGAATGGCCAGCTTCATCGCGTTCTCCTGCCACCAGGCTTTCCGCGCGGCAGTCATTACACGCTTTCGGCTACGATAAGCCAGTTGATGCCATTGCTCCAATAGCAGCCGTACTTGCCCGGCGTGTACACCTGGGTCCCGTTGTCGCCGATGAGCTGCGATCCGTAGCCCGTGGCCGTCAGGGTGCCCGATCCGGCCTCGTGGATGTTGATCATCCGGCCAGCGCAGAGGGCGGCGTTGGGCAGCACGATGGCGTGTGCCGCTCCACCCGAACCGTAGTAGCCAGTGACGTTAGAGGGCAGTGTCGGCGCGGTGCCGTTGCCCGTCACGACGGAGCCGAAGCCGGCTGTGGCGGAAAGCGCGCCGGTGATCGTCACGCCCCCGGAGGCGGTGAGGGCACCCGTGATGACGGCGATTCCACCGACAGATAGCCCGCCGGTGATGTCGAAGTTGTCGGTGTCGAAGCGCGAGCTTCCGCCCCTGTACACGGTATCGGTAGCCATGTCAGTTCCCCTCTCCAGCGCCCTGATCGGCGTGAGTGCCCGGCAGACGTGCGGCCCGTGAAGCCTATGCCCACGGCCTTCTCGAAACTGCGTGTGCTGATCACGAGTACGGCCAACAGGAACCAGTACAGCTCCGACAGGTAGTCGCCTGCAACCAGCCATGTCGCCGTTGCGAGGATCCAGATTTTGTAGCTGACGATGATCGAGAGCGCCTTGAAGGCGGCGTCCCGCACCGTGCGGACGAACTCGATGCCCACGGCTAGTCCTTATGGCCCCAGCAGAGGATGTAGACCGGATCCCCCACGCCGGCAGAGTCAGCGTAGGAGACATACAGGGTCCGCAGGCCATAGGTGCCCGGCACGCCGCACGAGAATGTGCCCGACCATGCGGCTTTCGCTATCGGGATGAACGCGGATAGTGCCGTAGTGTCGTCCACGGCCGCAAATCCGACGCAGAATGCACGCATGAGAAAACCCCCGGAGGTTGAGTCCGGGGGTAATCTACGGTCAGCCTATGATGTCATTGCGCATGTTCGGGCGGCGGATGGTGCAGGCTGCCCCATGCGTGGGTGATCGCCTTGTCCGTCAAGGCCGCGGTAGGGAACTGTTCCCGGATCGTGAGGATCGCGTCTCGAGCTGTCGGCGCTGTCTCTACGATATCCTCCATCGCCTCCGACCATGCAGGACGGTATCCAGTCCGGCGGCAGTGATCGAAGTGGGAGCGGATCGAGTCCAGCGAGCGCACCGGACCGTAGACAGCCGCGTATCCGATCCATGCCAGCCGAACGGAAGGCGCTGCCGTGATAATCGCGGATTCCTCGACCGTGAAAGAGCATGGATGCGCACGGCCGGTGCCGTCGCCCGGCTCCGTCCACGGATAGGGGTGCCACAGTGCCGTGCCCGCGCATGCCCGACAGAGCGAGCCGTCGGCGTCCCTCCCGCTGGCTAGACAGACTGGGCAGGGCGCGGAACCGCAGGCGAGGGCGGCGGCAACGTCGATCATGTGCGCTCGTAGACCTTGACGATATGGAATCCGAGATGTCGCGCGTGCTCGCGGGCACGCTTGCGAATGATGATCTCCGATTCCGTCAGTGGCATGTAGAAGCCCTCGAGAGGCGTTCCGTCGGGATCGTCCAGATACCAGCCGAACTTCCGCCCGAGGTGCGGCTTGTCGATGCGGGTCAGCCGGTAGATGATCCCACCAGCCCTTTCGTAGCCCTCAACAAGTGTGCCCATTACGCCTCACTCCACATCCGTGGCCCCTCAGGGGTCGCTATCAGGTGCCGTCCAGGGCCTAGCCAGATATCATCCGATACCTGACCGGCGGCCACTGCCTCGGAATATAGCTGCGTCCCGGGGAGTATGACCGTAACACCGAGGGTGCCAGTATCATCCGCGTCGAGCCGGGCCATGAATGCCGCATGCTCCTTGCGATCATCGGCCGTCTCCCCGGGATATCCCGTCATCGTCAGCGCGACGAATCGCAGGCCGGCATCCCAGCAAGCCCGGCGGGCCGATAGAACTGCGCCAAGATCAAGCCGCTTGCCGATCAGGTCCAGCACATGCCGCGCGCCCGATTCCAGCCCGACGGCTACTTGCCAGCATCCCGACGAGACCATGTATTCCGCGAGCTCGGCCGTGATCAGATCCGCCCGTGTAGTAGCCTGCCAGACGAAACCGAGTTCCGCCAGCACGTCGCATATCTCCAGCGCGTTGGCAGCATCCGTCGCCCAACAGTCGTCGTCGATGCAGATGTGCCGGACCCCCATGTCGGCAAGGGGCTCGAGCGCGCGCCGCACCCATGCCGCGGAGTGACGACGCATCGGGCGTTTCCACGCGCGGCAGAACGCACATCGGCCGGGACAGCCCCGCGAGACGACGATGGAGATGCGCGGTGTCGTCTCCAGATCGACACCCTGGTATATGCCGCTGTCGCGCGGGGCATACTCCATGACGGGAACCTGCCCCCACGCAGGCACGGGCAGGGCGTCGAGGTCGGGCAGGTATTCGAGGCTGACCCGGGGCAGCGACTCGCCTGCAACTAGCCGCGCCCATGCACGTTCGCCGTCCCCCCGGATGACGTGATCGACGAAAGGATAGTGCTGCGCGACTTGCTCCGCGATGTTCCGGGCGCTGACATGCGGGCCGCCGAGAACCGTCCGGGCGCCTGCGGCCTTCGCTGCTTCAAGGACGGCGAGGGCTTCATGCCGCGTCGAAGTGAATGCCGTGACGCCGACGATGTCCGGCCGGTGGTCAGCGATTACATCCGCCTCCTCCTGGCCGCTCTGTGCGCAGTCTATGACGCGGGTGCCCGGTGCGGCAGCGGCCATCGAGAGTAGACCGAGGGGCGGCGGCGACCACTGCCAGAACCAGCGCATCGCCCGGGGCTGGAGGAGGAGGGCTATCATGTGAGCCGCACGCCCGCGGCGGCCTGCCTCGCCCGGCGGCGCCACGTGTCGTATGTGTTCCGGCTGATCGGCACGAGCCCCTCCCTCTCGCACTGAGAAAGGTAATCCACAAACCGCTCTACGGCAAGGGCGATCCCGTATGAGGGGTTGAGTTGCACCTGTTTCACTCGCTTCGGCGGCCACGGCCTGCCCTTGCAGTTCGGGCACTTCCGGCTGACGATCGCGTGTTGAACCGGGCTGTAATCGGGCACCTCACGTGCCCCGCCACAGACCGGGCAGGCCTTGTAGTCAGACATCCTCCGGCTCCCATTCGACCGAGCGCAGGATGTTCCGTGTCGTGAGGTTGCCCCGGACCAGGGCCGCGACGCGCTCCGGCGCCCAGTCGGCCCGGCGGGCCTCGTCGATCAGGTCCGACAGCGAGTGCAGAGCGGAGTATGCCCGGAGGGCTTCCCCGGCCGCATTCGCCCCTTCATCGAGGCGGCAGGAGTGGCGCAGGCCGCAGGTGGCGCAGCCGAAGGAACCATTTATTGATCTATTTTTCACCTTTAGCCGACTTCTCGTCTGCTTGCGGAACGTGTTTTACCATTTTGATTCTCCTTAAAATAGTTTGCGCATCTTACGGCATGTTCGTCATCGCCAAAATCAGAAAGAAATCTGTCTGCTGAAGAATATATTCTAATGTCTTGCTGGTATCTATTTTTCCTTGATGGGCTTGCCTTGATAAACGTAGAGAATGCTTGGAACGTCCAATATTCAGAGTAGTATACAACAGAAACATTCATGATTCGCCTCGGCACTTGTCGCTTAACGCATCTCTAGCGATGTCTCTCATGCTGTGCGCAACATCATCTGCATCACAGTACGGAATTTTCATTTCAGCAATTTCTTGCAGCGCGGATTTCATCTTGTCTTCCAGATCAGTGCACATCGTTCCATCCTCCTTTGAGGGGGCTAGGCCCCCGGTATGCGGAGCGGCCGTCGCTGCAACGATCGCGCTCTGCTACGAGCGCGGCGAGAGATTCACGCGTCAGCATGTCGCTATCACCTCCTCGCATCCCACAGCCTCGCTGTAGAACGCGATGAAACGGGACTCGATCTGGTTGCACAGGCTCTCGGACGTTCCGGGAGTCACGGAGATGATCCAGCCGCCGACGTGTGCCGCCGTGGGCTTCCTGACCATGTACGGGGTCTGCCGCTGGAAGCATCCGACCTGATAGGTGGCGAGGTTGCGGATGGAAGGCATCAGCATCGACTTGTGCAGATGCCCGATTGCGACCATGTGGGGCTTGCTCCCGCCCTCCAGGTCACGGATTATGTTCTGCGCCCGGTAGCTGATCGCGTAGGGGGTGCCGCCGTCGGGGTGGACTAGGAGCACGCGCCACGGCCGGCCGTCTGCCGTGCGGAGTTCGACGCGGCCATAGTCTGCTCCGACGTGGATCCAGTCCGGGCGGCGGGCCTGAAGCTCCCGCCCGACGTTCATGCCGGCGGCCTTCTTGAACGAGGCGTCATGGTTGCCGGCGATGAAGTAGGTGGTGATCCCCTCATCCTTGCCCGGGGCGACCTCCGCGAACCAGTCGCTCTGTGCCTCCCAGCCGATCTTGTGCAGCTCGTACTCCTGGCCCTTGTAGATGCGGTGCCCGTCCAGCACGTCCCCGGCATGGAGGATGATGCGGATCCCGGCATCGGCGCAGGTCCGGTAGAAGGCGCGGAGCTGGTCCGTCGCCTCGTACAGGCTGCCGAGGTGTGTGTCCCCGATCAGGCCGAACCGGAGGCTGTTGCTGTCAGTCGGCACTTCGATGTCCACCGCCCGGGACTGCCGGGCGATCATGTCCAGGGTCGCCTCGAGCTCCGCGACGCGCGGCCGCTCGTACTCCGCATGGGCTCCGCGGAGTGCGGCCTCGGTGATCGGCTGGCCCGTCATCGGAGTATCGCCTCCTGCTTCATGGCCGCGATGCGGTCTGGGTGCCCGAGGTAGTGGACCCCGTTCGCTACGGCCTGCCCGCGATAGGCGGCATACCGGGCGTCGCCGAACACCTGCCGGGCGGCGGCCTTCGGGACACCCGCAGCCACGGCAGCATCGTCCAGCCGGTAGAACTCGCCGGGCTTGATCGCCTCCAGGAACCGCCGGGCCTTGAAGTGCACGTCGATCTCCGACCGAAGCATGTCCTCGCTGATCGCGCCTGGAGCTGCGGTCATCGCGGCCTCCATGTTGGGGTTATTCGTGGCGGGTGAGGGGGCGGGAGTGGGAGCGCCTACCGGGATCTTCCCCGCCACCTCCAGATCGCGGATGCGGGATGATGCGTAGTGCCGCGTCGTGCCTGTCGCATCTACGCAGGCGTCGATTCGCGCCCGCCTGTCCCGCGGCATGCTGCCCCACCTGTGGTAGTTGGCGCGAACCCAGTCCCCGACGGTGTCAATTCGACTGTCGCCCACGATATCATCCCCTTCCGAGTGTTGCCACTAGTATGACCAGCAGCCAGAACAAGATACTGATCCCGGCGCATGCCAGGCAACCCGCCCGGCGCTCGGTCCAGTAGCAGCGGGTCACGAACGCGCCTCCGTGATGAACCCGTGCCGCGCGTTGTCGATGTCCAGCGGTTTGCCAGACTCCGGGTGCCGGAGCAAATCGCAGTCGTGCAGCACGTCCACGACCTGCGACAACGACCGGCAGACGGCGGTGGTCCAGCCCTCCGCCTCCAGCCGCTCCAGCCATGCCCGCTGTTCCGGCGTCGGGTAGTTCCCCGGCGCCTTCAGCTCGATAGCCAGGCCGTGCCGATTCGGCGGTAGGACGATATTATGCGATCCATCCGCCGGGCCGACACGATGCGCCCGGCAGATCAGCACGTCGGGAATCCCCGCCTTGACGCCCTGGCGCTTCAGCCGCGCACCCAGCGCGGGCGAGCAGTGGCGCTCGTTGGGTACGTGGAGCCACGGCAGCCGCAGGGCGTCGAGCAGCGCCGCGACCTCCACCTGGATGGCGTACTCTACGCGGGTCATGCCTCGATCACCTCCACGGCTGCGATGTCCTGCTCCCGCCGAAGCGTCGCAGCGTAGCGGGTCGCGTGCTTCTCGCAGTAGGTCCGATAGTCGCGCGACCAGTGCGGGTCTGACGCCCATCTGTACCTGACGCGGAATCGGGCGGCGCCGTGGCACGGCTCCTTCCCGGAGCCGATGGGCGGGTACTGGCAATGGTTCATCGCAACCTCCACGCGCGGCAGGTGACTACCCCCGCACTGATTCCGCCGAGGCGCTTCATCGCCCCGGCGCTGATATCGAGTTGCCGCGTCGGATGCGGCTGGAGCGGCCACACGGCCGCCCCGATGGAGTCGACCGCATACGGCCCGCGGTCGTTGATCGTCACGGCA